TGAGCTATTTGAGAAGGTGCAGGTGATTGAGCGTGCAGCGCTCGTTAAGATGAACAGCAAGAGGGCAAGCTGATGGCACAACAAGCTAAGACTCAGCTACAAATTGCCGTCAAGGCTACAGGCGTTGCTGGCCTTTCAAAGCTGAAGAGTGCGCTGCAATCAGTCAATAATATCGCCAAGCAATCCAGTGTAAATTTCAACAAGATTGGCGCTGAATTAAATAAGACGAACCAAAACATGGTTCGCAGCGTCAATAATGTCAGCAAGCTAAAGACAAGTTACGAAGAGTTAGCACGGTCAGTCAAATTTGGATCACAGCAGTTTAAAGAAGCAACTGAGCAAGCGAAGAAGCTAGATAAAGAACTCGCCAAGATGGAGAAGCGTCGCCCCAGCAGGGGCGGCTTGGGTGGCGTTGCTAAAGGACTTGGGGCCGTTGCGGGCGCTGGTGTATTCGGCGGCCCTGAGGGCGCTATTGGGGCTTTGTTGGGGCTTCCATTTGGACTTGCAGGTGCAATAACAGGCGGTGCTATTGGCGCTCAAGTTGGGATGCTTAGGAAGTCAATTGGTGAGGTTGCCAGTCTCAGGGCAGAATTTAGGTTAATGCAAGTCGCTTTGGCGGGTGTTAGTGATGATTTAGGCGATTACAGAAAGGGCATGGCTGCTGTAAGTGAGATATCGCGACAGTTTTTAATACCGCAATCAGATGTTATTAGGCAATTCGTTCAGCTAAAAGCTTCTGTAAGAGGCGCTGGTTTTGACACTGAAACCACCACTAAGGTTTTTAAAGGTTTAGCCGCTGCCGTTCTTTCAACAGGTGGAAGTATTGAGGACACAAATTCTGCTTTGCGTGCAGCTGCCCAAGTATTTAGTAAGGGCAAGGTTTCTGCCGAAGAGCTTAGACAGCAGATTGGTGAGCGCTTGCCTGGCGCATTTACCGAGTTTGCCGCAAGCATGGGAATTACTTCGCAGATGCTTGATGAGGCTTTAGAGCGCGGTGAGGTAAGGCTTGACAATTTTGTGGTCTTTACTGAAGACCTGATCAAGATTTATGAAAAGAATGCGGAGACAATAGCATCGGCACCAGAAAGCGCTGGGCGCAGATTAACGGTAGCCCTAAACAATATGATACTTGCCTACGGTCAAATGTTTACAAATATTGGCTCGGGATTTCAAACATTTTTGGCAAACATTATTGAATTTACCAATAAAAATGAAGAGCAAATTAAAAACCTAAGCATTGAAATTATTGTTTCAATTGCAGAAATTGGCAGAAACTTAAAAGAGTTTGTAAAAGGCGCTGTTGAGACGCTTGGACCATTTTTCAATTTTGTTTTGCGTGCGGGAGGCAAAGTTGCTGAAATTCTTAGCGAGGTTATGCCAGGGGGCGGCGACTCAGAATCAGCAGAAGCTCGCAATGCTCGAACACAAGCTTTGAGGGAGCAACTCCGTAAACAATTTTTTGAGGGTTTTGATCCTACTGCTTTTGGCGGGACTAGAGATCTAGGTTTAGGCGATTTGAACATCGTCGACCCAACCGCAAGCGGAGGAAAAGGGCGAAAGGATATCTCTTTTGAGTTGCGTGAAGCGCAAATTGCTGCAATGCACGAAGAAAATGAAGAAAGAAAGTTGGCACTAGAATTTGAAGCAAGGCTTCTGGAGATTCAAGAGGCCGGCTACGAACAAAATGTAAGAGCTGTTCAATTGCAGGCAGCTTTAACAGATTTGAGCAAAGGAAGAAAGCGCCTTGAAGATGAAAGAGCTAGAGATACAAAGCGTTTTTACGACTCTTTTAAGGTTAAGGGCGGCATGTTTGACATGAATGCCAAAGGTGAAGGTCCGAAGACTCCGTTTGATATGTTGCGTCAAGGCGCCGATGAATTCACCGACAGTCTGAAGGGCACGCTTGAAGCAGCAAAAGAATTGACTCAAGTTGGTTTGCAAGGCATCAGCGACGGGATTGTTGAGCTTGTCACTAATGGCACCGCTAATTTCCGCGAGTTTGCAGCCAGCCTGTTGCGCGATATGGCACGCATCATCATGCAGCAAGTTGTGATGAAGTCGCTGATGCAGGCGCTTGGGTTTGGCGGTGGGCTCGATTTGAGCAGCTTCTTTGTTAAAAACACTGGGCAAAAATTCAAGCCAATTAGCAATGTAAATGTTGGATCTAGTGGTTTTGGGCTTGATTTGATGGCCAAGGGCGGCATCACTCGTGGCGTGAGCATTGCCGGTGAGGCTGGCCCTGAAGCTGTTGTGCCCCTGCCTGACGGTCGCAGCATCCCAGTTACAATGCAGGGAGAAGGCACCAAAGTTGTCGTCAATGTTGATGCCAAAGGCACATCAGCACAAGGCGATAGTGGCCGCGCTAATCAGCTTGGGGAAGCAATCGGCGCTGCTGTACGGCAAGAGCTACTTAAGCAAAAACGTCCTGGAGGCTTGCTCGCATAATGGCTACCTTTGATGATTCCACGGTCGGCACATCTACAGGCGCAACAACGCCTGATTTTCGCGCACGTCGTAAAAGCCAGCCGCAAGTTCGTAGCGTCAAATTTGGTGATGGTTACGAACAGCGCATCACGTTTGGGATCAATCAAGACCCTAAAACTTGGGATCTTCGCTGGAGTGCCTTAAGCAACGCTGACGCTGATGCAATTGAGGCATTTTTTGAGGCTCGCAACGGCAAAGACTCATTCGATTGGAGCCCGATTGAAGATAGCAGCACCTATAAATGGTTGTGCCGCAGCTGGGAGCGGGAGCACCAGTATGCAGACATCAGCGTTATTACAGCCACGTTTGAAGAGGTGTTTGAACCGTAAATGGCTTTTACTGCTTGGACTACTAGCACTGCATTTTCTGTTGGTGATGTACGTCGCGCAACGACGGTGCAAGCCAGCGGTCTTGTTTTCCGTTGCACGGTCGCTGGTACTAGCGGCAGCTCAGAACCAAGCCCTTGGCCGGCAATTCGTGGGCTTACTATTGAAGATGGAACTTGTACATGGGTTGCGGTCACAGCTGTTGGAGAGGAACTAAACAAGCTGGCGCCTAGTGCGGTGATTGAGCTATTTGAATTAGACGGGACAGCGGCAAGTATTGGTGATTCTGCTGTCAGGCGATTCCATGCCGGAGTCAATGAGCAGATTAGCGGCAACCTTGTTTGGGCAGGCAACACCTATGAGCGTTATCCGATTGAAGCAACAGGATTTCAATTTGAAGGACAAGGGCAACTGCCGCGTCCTCAGATAGCCATTAGCAATATCTTGGGCTTGGGCTCTGGTTTGGCAATTCAATACTCAGATTTTGTGGGCGCAAAAGTTACACGAATTAGAACGCTTAAAAAATATATTGACGCTGTAAATTTCACTAGTGGTAGCAATGCGACAGCTGACCCTTACGCAGAATTTCCGCGTGAAATTTACATTATTGACCGCAAAGTAATTGAGACAAGAGATCAAGTTACTTGGGAGCTAGCGGCTACTTTTGACGTTGCCGGCGTAATGTTGCCACGGCGTCAGATTATCCAAAACATCTGCCCATGGACTTATCGTGGCGAAGGCTGTGGCTATACGGGCACAGATTACTTTGACGTTGACGACAATCCAGTCAGCACGCTTGCACAAGACAACTGCTCTCACCGTTTAACTGGCTGCAAGTTGCGGTTTGGCGAGGATAATCCGCTGCCCTATGGCGGCTTCCCAAGCGTTGGATTGATCGGATGAAGAAGACGGCAGAAGCAGCTGCCAAAGCACACGCGATCAAGGAAGCGCCTGCTGAAAGCTGCGGGCTGCTAGTGATTATTAAAGGCCGTGAGCGGTATTGGCCCTGTCAAAACATTGCAACGGAAGAGGACCATTTTGTTCTAGATCCCAAGGATTATGCGGCAGCCGATGACGCTGGCGAGATCGTGGCGGTCATTCACAGCCACCCAAACTGCCATCCTGTGGCGAGCATGGCTGATCGTGCGGCGATGGAAGCTAGCGGCCTGCCATGGCATATCTATGGCGTTGCCACTGACACTTGGAATAGTTACGAGCCGGAGGGCTGGAAGGCGCCCCTAGTAGGCCGTGAGTGGTGTTATGGAACGCTTGACTGCTATTCGCTAGCCCGTGACTGGTATGCCGAGCAAATGGGGCTGGAGCTGGGCGATTATGAGCGGAACGGCGAGTGGTGGAATAAAGGCGGCAACACTTTTGTTGAGAATTTTGCCAGTGAAGGCTTTGTGAGGCTTGAGCCAGAGACGCAACCGCAATGGGGCGATGCCCTGTTGATGCAGCTGCAATCTCCTGTGCCTTCACACGTCGCAATCTGCATTGGCGAAGATCTAATTCTTCATCACATACGGGACCGATTGTCTAGCCGTGACGTACTTTCTGGCTACTATATGAAGAACACGACGCACATTCTGCGACACCGGAGTCGGCTATGAAAACGGTCGTTCTGCGGGGTGAACTAGGCAAGAAGTTTGGCCGGTTCCATAAGTTTGATTTGAATACCCCAGCGGAAGCTATTCGTGCGCTTTCTGCCAACTTTGACGGGTTCCAGCGCGAGCTATGCGAGGCAGGTGAAAGAGGGATTGGCTACATGGTCCAAATTGGCAAGGATACCATCCAGTCGCTAGATGAGATTGATTTCCCAACTGGTCAGGCTGAACAAATAAGCATTACTCCAGTGCTGCAAGGCGCAGGCGGTGGTGGCGGTGTTGGGCAAATTTTTGCAGGGGTTGCTTTAATTGCTGCTGCAATTTTGCTCGCGCCTGTTGGGGCTGGCTTTCTAGGGCTTGGCGCTGGTGGTGCTTTGGGTTTCACTCTTGGCGCCGCTGCTAGTAGCGCTATCGGCTATGTCGGCGCCGCGTTGGTACTTGGTGGCACCGCTCAACTGCTTTCGCCCACAATTAGTGACACTGCAGGCGCAGCAAGCTCGCTAAGCCCAATTCGTCAAAGATCCCGCGAGTCATTTTCTGCAATCAACAACGAGATCGCAGACAACCGTGGCTCTTACATTTTTAATGGTGCCGTAAACCTCACAGCGCAAGGCAACCCCGTGCCCCTCTGCTATGGACGCATGAAGGTTGGTAGCGTTGTGATTAGTGCTGGCCTCAGCGTGGAGGATATTTGATGGCTAAAGCGATTGCTGGCTCTGGTGGCGGCCGCAAACGGAAAAGCAACCCAAAACCGATTGTTCCTGTACAGCAAACAGTTGTTGTTCAGCAACCTGCAATTGCAGCGCCTTCAGATGATCCAAACTCGTTGTTTAGCAAGTCAAGCATCCGACTTGTTGATCTAATTAGCGAGGGTGAGATTGAGGGGTTTGTTGATGCAGATAACACTAAATCATTTTTTCTTGATGGTACGCCACTTAGAAACGCTGACGATACAGATAATTTTGTTTTTGATGGATTTACTTTTAGGGCTGGCACGCAGACGCAGGATTACATTCCGGGTTTCCCAGCATCAGAATCAGTTACAAGCGTCAACACTGCGGTAGGCGATGCTGTAAACGATTCAGTTGTTAGAACTGCAACAGGAACAAACACTGACCGTTTAATTGTCAGGATTTTAATTCCGCAGCTGTTCAGAATAGGCAATGGCCTCAAGGCCACAACGCTTAGTTATGACATACAAATTCAGCCGAGTGGCGGCAGTTACACATCAGCTGGCCCTTTTACAGTTAATGGCAAATGCACCAGTGCTTACGAGCGTTCGCATGAAATTACGCTGACAGGTTCAGCGCCTTGGAATATCAAGGTTATTAGAACGTCAGGCGTGCATGACGGCTCAACAAATTTTAGACAGCTTACATTTGCCGGATTTACTGAAATTGTTGATGGCAAATTGCGCTATCCGCTTTCTGCCTTGGTTGCTTTGCGATTTGAGGCAACTCAATTTCAAGAGGTGCCAACTCGCGCTTATGACGTTAAGGGCATCAAAGTTCAAATCCCAAGCAATGCAACGGTCAACAGCGCAGATGGCAGCCTCACCTATTCCGGTGTGTGGGACGGCCAATTCCAGACGGCTTGGTGTGCTGACCCGGCTTGGATCTTGAGAGATCTAATTACGGCCAACCGTTACGGCTTGGGCAACTTTGTCACTGCTGCTGAGGTTGATAAATGGTCACTGTATGAAATTTCAAAATATACCAACGAACAGGTCAATGACGGCCAAGGCTCAACAGAGCCAAGGTTTCTCTGCAACGTCTATATGCAGACGCAAGATGAGGCGTTCAACGTCATCCAAGATTTTGCGTCTATTTTTCGTGGAATGGCTTACTGGTCATCCGGTCAAGTTGCATTTTCAGCAGATCGGCCAAGTGATCCTGTTGCTTTGTTCAACAACGCCAATGTTGTTAATGGTGATTTCACCTACGAGGGCAGCTCACTAAAGGCAAGGCACACGGTTGCTCTAGTGACTTGGAACGATCCAGAGAGTGATTTTGAGCAAAAGGTTGAATATGTATCAGATGAGAATGCAATCGCAAAATTTGGGATTATAGAAACGCGGATTGCTGCTTTTGGTTGCTCTAGCAGGGGGCAAGCAAACAGGGCGGGGCGTTGGCTGCTTTATCAAGAGCAGAACGAAAACAGCACAGTCACCTTCAAAGTTGGCCTAGACGGCGCTGTAGTGCGGCCGGGGCAGATCATCAAAGTCATGGACTCTATGCGAGCTGGAGCCCGTAAGGCCGGCAGGGTGGCGTCCTATAGCGGCACGACGCTAACGATTGATCAGAGCATCGGTACGGCGCCTGGAGACACAATCAGCGTTGTTTTGCCTGATGGCAGTGTTGAGCAACGCACGATCGCAAGTGCTGATTTTGACAACAAGCAAATCACTGTCAGCTCAGGCTTTAGCCAAACACCGGCAGCCGAGACGATTTACATGATAGAAACAACCACCCTTGAGGCTCAGCTTTTTAGGGTTCTAAGCGTTGTTGAGGACGGCGAACTTTTTACAATTACTGGCCTTGAGCACCAGCCTTCTAAATATGACTTTGTTGAGGATGGCTTAGTGCTACAGCCTCGAATTATCTCGACGCTCAACGCTACGCCTGAATCGCCTACAGGCATCAGCATTGACGAGCGTTTAGTAGAAGCCAGTAACAGGGTCACAACGGAAATTGAGATCAGTTGGGTGAACGTGCAATTTGCCAGCGCTTATCAGGTTTCATTCAAAACAGAAGGCAGCGCGAGTTATCAAACTGTTGGCGATACGCCTTACAACAACATCACATTGCTGACTGATGAGGTTGGGCAATTTACTTTTCGAGTTGTGGCCATGTCGGCCATCGGTAAACGGTCTGCGCCAACTGATTTTGTTTCCAACATTGCAGGCAACACAGCAGCGCCGTTAGATGTGCAGGGGTTCAGCATGATTCCTGTAAATGGTCAAGCGCGGCTTACTTGGTCTCAATCCACTGATTTAGATGTAAGGGTTGGCGGTTATGTATTGCTTCGCCATACGCCAGACCTGTCGGACGCTTTGTGGCAAAACAGCACAAGCATTTCAGAGGAAATTGCAGGCGCAGCAACTGAAGCATACGCCGACCTAAAAGAGGGCACTTATCTTGCCAAGTTTGTTGATTCTGGCGGCCGGCAAAGCATCAACGCAGCCTTAATTGAATTTACAAAACCAGATCTTGGCAATGTTGTAAATGTCAACACGCAAACAGAGCATCCTACCTTTGCAGGCACAAAAACAAATCTTGTCGTCGATACTGACCTAAACGAGCTGCAGTTGGCCGGAGACGGAGGGGAAACGCCATCAGTTGGATCGTTCCTTTTAGAGGATGATTTTTCTTTATTGCTACTTGAGGATGGTGACAAAATTATCTTGCAAGGCAATCCCAGCCTCTACACAAGTGGGACTTATTTGTTTAACAACAACCCGATTACTTTTAGCGATGTTTTCAGTGTTAGCCTTGAAAGCAAAATCAAAGTTCGTGGGTTTTTCCCATACTCGCAGTTTATTGACGACATTGCAGACTTTGACGCAATCACAAGTTTTGATGGTGCTGTTCCGCTAGACAGCAATGCAGAGCTTTACATTAGGACAACACAAGACGATCCAGCAGGCTCCCCGACTTATACAAGCTGGCGCAAATACAACAACGCAGAGTTTCGCGCTAGGGCTTACGAGCTTAAGGCTGAAATAACGACTCAAAACAACGCAACACAATTGGCAGTGCAACAGCTTGAGGTCACGTCAAACCTACCGTTGCGAACAATTACAGACAGCGTGACCACTTCGGCTAGCGCTGATGTTTCTGTGACTTATGCCAACAAGTTTTTTGCTGCACCGGCTGTCGGCATCCAATTCACCACGCAAGCAACTGGTGATTATTACGTCATTAGCAACAGCTCGGCTACCGGGTTTGACGTTTCGGTTTACAATGCCAGTAACACTAGGATCGCCAAAGCGGTGACCTGGACCGCCACCGGACACGGGAAAGGCTAATGGCACAGGCTGACGGAGTAATTCAGAACGACACAGGCGCAAATGTACGCGCTGATCTAAACAACAACATTGCTGCTGCTTTTACGAACCACAGCGGGGCCAGCGCCCCAAGCACGACCTACGCTTATCAGTTTTATGCGGATACAGCCAACAATGAGCTGAAGATTCGTAACGGCGCAAACAACGGATACATCACGATTGGAGATTTAACAAGCACAAACCTTGGCTTGATGCCGACTAGCGGCGGCACATTTACCAGCAGTGTTCAATTCCCATCTGGCAGCGTATCAACCCCCAGCATCACGTTTAGCAGCGACACAGACACCGGCCTGCTTCGCTCTGCAGCCAACACTTTGCAATTCACGCTTGGCGGCACTGCGCCTTTTACCTTTACCAACACAGCGTTTGCGACGACTGTCCCCATCACGTTTGCTGATGGCACGGCAGCGGCGCCGTCGATCACAAACACGGGCGACACAAATTGTGGGTTGTTTTTCCCGTCTGCAGACAAGGTTGGCGTTTCAGCCGGTGGCACTCATCAATACAGCTTTGACGCAACATCTATTGATGTATTGCTGCAAAATGAGGTTCGTTTTCATGACGCGGACAATAGCAATTACGCATCAGTCAAAGCCCCAGCCACGCTAGGCGCTAACTACACGCTGACGCTGCCAGGTAATGACGGTGACTCAGGGCAATATCTGCGAACGGATGGCTCTGGCGTGCTCAGCTGGGAAAGCGTTTCAACGCCTGCAGCGGTGCCAGCCGGTTCTGTTTTTGCGATGGCAACCTCTACGGCGCCTAGCGGATATTTGGAGTGTGACGGCTCTGCGGTTTCGCGTTCTACTTATTCAGCCTTGTTTGCCGTCACAGGCACGACCTTTGGCAGCGGCGACGGTTCTACCACGTTTAACTTGCCTGATCTTAGGGGTGAGTTTGTCAGGGGCTGGGATAACGGGCGCGGCGTTGATTCAGGCCGCAACATCGGCACCTCACAAGCTGATGCAACTGCGAAAAATGGCCTAAGCCTCACCGATCCTGGGCATGAACACAATCTGAAAGCCACCCAATTCGGAGGTGCAAGTTTAGGACATTTAGAGTCGAACGCTGTTGAGGGCCAAAGCACTGGCCTACTTACTGCGGCTGCAGAAACAACAACAGAAACCACCGGCATCACCCTTAGCGGTGACAGCGAGACTCGGCCCCGTAACGTAGCTATGATGTACGTTATCAAGACCTGAAAACAATGGCTGACCGTAAGATCACAGATATGTCTGCATTGGCTGCAGGCGCTCAGGCTACAGATGATGTCATTGCGGTTGTTGATGTCAGTGAAGCTGCGGCGGCTGATAAGAATAAAAAGATGACAATGGAAGCCCTATTTCAGGGTATTCCTTCAAACGTCGGCATCGGGACGGCGAGCCCTTCGTCTGAACTGCAGGTTTCGAGCGGCGCTGGAACTCAAATTTCTATTGAAAGTACGGCGGATAATTCTGCTGCTAGAAGTAGTATCTTACTTTATTCTTTCAGTGACGGAGCGGGGGCTGCTATCCAGGCAACCCGCGTTACTTCTGCAACTGCAGCCGATGTGTTTCTCAGTTTTAGAACTGGTGGCTCTACAAATGCTCAAGAGCGCTTTCGCATCGACTCCAGCGGCAACGTGGGTATTGGTACGACGAATCCTACCAAGCCCCTAGATGTTAACGGTGATGCATCAATCAACGGCCTGACTGTTGGACGTGGTGCGGCTAATGCTTTATCCAACACCGCTGTTGGCAGTAACGCTCTCAACTCCAACATCAGTGGCTTCAGCAACACCGCCGTTGGTCAAAGCGCTCTCAACAGCAACACCACAGGTGCATCCAACACCGCCGTTGGCCGTAGCGCTCTCATCAGCAACACCGAAGGAACCGAAAACACTGCCCTTGGCCGATATGCTGTTTTCAACAACACCACAGGTGCATTTAACACCGCCGTTGGCCGTAGCGCTCTCATCAGCAACACCACAGGAAGCTATAACACCGCCATTGGTCGAAATGCTGGTCAATTCATCGAAGGTTCCAACAACACCATTCTTGGTGCCTATACGGGAACCTCAGCAGATGCAACATTAAGCGATACCGTCATCATCTCTGCTGGTACGACGGAGCGGGTGAGGATTGATAACTCAGGTCGCACAAACTTTCTAAGTGCAGATTTAGGAATTGAAATTCACACCGCTGCAGGGGCTGGAACAACTACTGCCTTAATTGACGGCAGGTATAGCGCATCTGCAAACACAACGGGATCCGGTACAAGGTCTTTTATAGTATTTACAAACGGCAACGTCCAAAACACAAACAACAGCTATGGAGCCATCTCCGACATCAAGCTGAAGGAGAACATTGTTGACGCCAACTCCCAATGGGATGACCTGAAGGCGCTCCAAGTTCGCAACTACAACTTCAAGGAAGGACAGACCCACACCCAAATCGGTCTTGTCGCCCAAGAAGTCGAACTCGTTTCACCTGGGCTCGTTTCCGAATCCCCCGACCGCGACGAAGACGGCAACGACCTTGGCACCGTCACCAAGAGCGTCAACTACTCCGTGCTTTATATGAAGGCTGTAAAAGCACTTCAAGAAGCAATGGAGCGCATCGAAACCCTTGAAGCAAAAGTGGCAGCGCTTGAGGCCGGCTAACCGTAGCTTTGCTGTTTTGCTTTTTACTACTAAACTCAGGGCACGTTTTTTCTGATCATGGCTACCACCTACACTTGGAATATTGCCCAGCTTGATCGCGAGACTGCAGATGGTTACGTCTATGCAGCTCACTACACCGTTGGCGCGGGTGACGGCACCTACAGCGCTGGGGCCTATGGCAGTGTTGGCTTTGAGCGGCCTGAAACCCTCATTCCTTTCGCTGATCTCACGAAAGATCAAGTGATTGAGTGGGTAAAGGAAAAGCTCGGCGGTGCTGAAAAAGTTGCTGAGATTGAAGCAGCTTTGCAAGCGCAACTTGATGAGCAGGCTGCACCCACTAAGGCTCAAGGCATGCCGTGGCAGTAAAAGCCAAAGTTGGAATATCGGGGCGGCTGCACAAGGAAGGGCCGCCTAAATTGACGCGCCAAGGAAACGGCAAACGCAGCAAACCAAGGCACAACAAAAAGTTGCGTCGCGGGCAGGGGCGGTAAACTTCTAATAGATGCTTTGGGGTCGTGGTTGAGATCTACGCTGCGATCCTTGGGGCAACGATTGGTATTGCTGGTGCTAGCGCATCAAGTTTTGGCAAAAGGAATAGTCAAGCGCATGAAAGCATTATCAGGCTGACTGTTGCTGTAGAGAATATCAGCGAAAAGCTTGAGGAGCTGCACACTGACATGAAGCAGGACCGTAAAGAGATCTATGACCGGCTCAGCCTTCATGAGAATCGTTTAACAATGCTGGAAGGTCGTAACTTGCATAAGAACTAGAATTGGGGCAGTTACCTTAGTCCAATGCACATCGAGGAAATCCTTGCCAGCCCTGCATTGTGGGTTGTTGTTGCTGCAGCATCTGAGCTGATCGGCATGAGCAAGATGAAAGACAACAGCATCATTCAGCTGATCTTCCGTGTTCTGCACGTCCTGAAATCAAAAAAGTAGACTCTGCTGATCGCGCTACATGGCTGTGGTACTTCAGCACACGCGGCACAGCATATAAGATCCGCAGGTGGATACAGGACATGAAGTTCCACGCAACTTTGCCGTACAAAATTGATCATGCTGTAGATTTGGCGGCAGAGATCATTGATCTTGAGCTGGAGCGCCAGAAGCGTCGGCCCAAATTCACTGAGCAGAAAGACGGCGACACCCCACTTGGCGGGGAAATGCGAATTCAATCACCTTGGAACGATGACGACCCCGAACCGCCTACGGCTGCTTAACCTATTTCAGTATTATCGCGGCAAACCGCATCAGACAGCCGCAATTGGGCAGCTTGAAGACTTGATCCTAAAAGTCAAGCCTGACATCTTTGAGCGCGATCGTGAGTGGTATCAGACGTGGTTGCATGGCGTTCT